CAGAAAGGAGGTTCCTCATGAAGGAGGGATTAGCTAAAACAACCCCACCGGGGGTTGGCGGGGATAGGATCGAAGCCTGCTCATACCCGGAGTCCGAGTCACTCTTTTTTAAGAGGACTCTTGGACGTGACGATCTCGAACCGATCCACGATGATCGCGCTGAGAATTACATCGTCAGTTACTCATTGGTGTCTAGGCGAAGGGAGGTTGAACAGATCCTTGACAGGATTCATCATCTCACGTGTGAGAATGAACCTGTGAAGTGGCCTGGGAGATCAGCGGTCGTTCGGACTCAAATCGACGAAATCCTGTCGAACATGGCGAAACCTGATTGTCGCTCTTTCCGTTGGAATCAGCATTATCAATCAGCATTAGCCCAGCTTAAAGCGGAGATGATGCGAGCTCATCTAAAACCGTTGTGTCTAAGTGCAGTAGCGGAAACGGAGACCTTTAGAAAGAATCTTAAGAAGAATGCTGGTTTTATAGCATTCGAAACGGGCAAGCGCTCGAAAGGTGAGAATCTCGATGAGGCCTTAAGGCTAGCTGAAGCGTCTGAATCTGAGGATGTGATGCGACGCCATTTTTGCAAGCCGTTGGTGGTTGCGATTCGAACTTCAAACTCTGGAATTAGTGATTGGCAAGCTGGCACGTGGAAGGAAAGAACTCGACCGATTTTAATGGTTGATCTCCGACAACTATTACAATCTAGTAGATTCGGTGTACCTTTTAACGACTGGTTTCAGTCCAATGTTTCTTGGGGCGAAGGGGGAATGACCCATCAACAAGTTGAACAGTGGACATGGAAGGCGAGAACAAGATTCCGCCATTGGTTGTCGACTGATTTCTCGAAGTATGACTCAAGTCAAAGTTCTTGGCTCATAGAGGATGCATTTTCTGTGGTCAAGGCGGCCTTTCCTGGATTGAACACCCATGAGGAGGGGTTATTCGAGACGATTGTGAATTCTTATATTCATAAGGAGATCCATTCCTATAACGGGATTTGGCGCGTTAATAAAGGAACGACCTCCGGCGAAATCTGGACCTACACAATCAACACGATAATTCATAGACTCATTGAGGTTACTATTTTCAGTATGATGGGTATCAAGCGATACGAGTCTCTGTTGTGCGGGGATGACGGTCTGACGTACTATGACGGTGAGTTAGATCTGGCGAAGTATGGATCGCTGATCACTCGTTATTTCGGTATCGCTGTTTCAATGGGTAAGTCCACCTATGGATCAGCCCGGAAAGACGATCCGGTCTTTCTGTCTCGCCGCTGGACGCTAGCGGGAGCGAGTAGGCCAATTGAAGAAGTCTTCTTTAACCTGATATATCCTGAGAGGTTTAGAGACTACTTTGCCTCCGGCTTATCCGAGGAGAGAGCAGTCACCCTGCTGCTGATGTGTGCCTATTATGAGCAACCTGAAAGCTTCCGTAGGTACATGAATGTGGATGCACTTGAACGTGCAAGCGGCGTGCGAAATGTTGCAGATGCCTACCGAAAATTGGCAAAAGCCGGGACTGGCTTCGAAACGCAATGGTTGCGTTGGCAGTTCGGATCCGGTTGGATTGCTGCATAAGCTTGGGACAAGTTGGTAACGGCCCTAACCAAGTCTTGATGAATAAGAGGAGAGCGCCTCTTT